TAGAAAGTGCACCACATGGTCCGAAACATTCCCCTTATCACTTGAAAGCGTCATGCCAAAGTCTTGCTTCCAAATGGAGGCAACAGCTCGCGGATCAACCGGCCGTGAGAACACCACTACGGCATCATCACCCTGAAACGTCAAGAATAAGAGTGGTAGTCCAAGTGTAATTGAAACATACTCCCATCCTATCCATTGGGCAACTCCATCAACGAAATTAGTCAAGCCACTCCCGCTTGGCATTCCGTGGGGGCCAACTAGCACACCCTCTGGAGTTATGAGTGGTATTCGTCGGATTGCTTCGAACACATATCTAATCTGCGCTTCGTGCCTTGATTCAAATGCCTTTAAAACAACAGATTCCACCGCCGACACTAGGAGCGGATGGAGTGACTGATCATACGCAGAAAAGTCAACTGAAATCTTTTGCTTTTGGGGCAGATGCATAGCGTAATTGATGGCCAAATCGACCACATCAGAAGTATTCCAAGCTGCAAATCTCATGTCGCCACGGAGATGTTCCAGAAGTGGCATCTGTAACTGGAGTTCTAATGCAGTCAAGTAGTGAGGATAACCCCACACACTTCTATTCTTTGAAACCTCACCTATACCACGGGCTTGGCCTCTCCAGAATAGTAGACATGGATCAAGTGGGTGCCTTAATCCACCATCACGCACTTCCTCAGCGAGTTTCAGTACGGCAGGAATGTACCGCTTATCACTGGTGAAGTAGGGCCAACCTAAGTTAGTCCCACGGGGCATCTTAGCGCCGACCTTGGACAGATCAGCAGTTGTCAAATTCTTCGGAAATGCAGCTATCACCCGGCGAGTAGCCTCCCGCAATGTTGGCTCGTGACGCGTTGCGGGATTGACGGCAAAGTATGAATGCACATTCTCCATCCTCTCACGATAGGGGAGTTTCATTGAGTATGCACCTATCTTTGTGGCCTGCACCTCTTCAGCTGAACTTAGCCAGGGGTAGCGTACGTCCACTACACGTGGGAGCAGGATATCTCGGAACCGCTCCCTCCATGTGTCGGCATCTCCTCTAGGAACCAAGGGTGTAACTAGGTCCTCCATCGATCCGACAGCCGTACTGTGAACAGATTGGAGCACTGCTGAAGCTGCACTTTCG